GGCCGACTCTTTTTGAGCGAACCCGAACCCCTGCCCGATCGCGCCGGCCGTCGCCGTTATGTCGCGGCCCTCGCGCTCCGTGAGCCCAGCGATCCGACCGAAGTCCCGGATGAACTCGTCCATCGCTGGCGCCGACGCGCCAAAGACGGTGTTGAATTTGCTGCCCGTCTCCTCGATCGCCGCGCCGAGGTCGAACGCCGCTTTGCCGAGCCTGATCATGCGCTCGGCCGCGATCAGGAGACCCGCCGCCGCGATGGCGCCGCGCATGGCGCTGAACGACTTGCCGAGCTTGCCGAGCTTCGTGTCGACGTTCCCTGTGTTCCGCTCGATCCGGTTGAGGGCGCGATTCAGGTCGCGGTCGTCGGCCTCGAAGCGGAGCCGTGCGCGTCTGTCGACCATCTAGCGCAGCTGACCCGAGAAGGCCGGATCCGTGCTCATAGCCTCAAGGCCTTTCTTGGCATCGGTCTCCACGGCCTCCACCTTGTCCTGGAGTTCGAGTCGTTCGTTCTCTAGGCGGGTCCAGATCGCCCAGCGCGCTACAGTTCGCGTGTCGAGTTCGCGCTCAAGTGCATCTACGTTCCAGATGCCGAACCGATCAGCGAGCGCGAATAGTGCGTACTGACCGGGTTCCTTCAGTTTTTTTCGATATCCTCAAGCCCTTCCTCGGTCATACCGGAGTACGCGAACACGGCGTTCACCACCGTGATCACCGTGTCCTGCCCGACCGTGCGGAGGACCGCGTCTACCTCCTCCTCGTTCGCCATAACGGGCCCGCCCGATTCGTCCGCTACGCAATAGAGCATGATGTCGGGCACGAGCCCTTCGAGGACGGCGAGCGCGTTGAGCCTTGATTCCGTCTCGCTGAGATCGCCGTTCTCCAGTCCCTCCGAATCGCGGAGCCGCTGGAACTTCGCCTGCAGTGGCCACGGCATCGACCGGATGTATACCACGCCGCCGAGCTCGGGCAGCTCGAGGCGTTCCGTTTTCGCCTTGGCGATGATCTGTTCGCGCGTAAGCGCCTTCTTTTTTGCCACAATACTTGTCCGATCCCCTCGGGTGTGTAGGTGCTACTAACTGGTCGCGCGCGAGAGCGCGCCACCGCCAAACGCTACATACGACACACGCACCGTGTTCATCGCGCCGACCGTACCCGATAGCGGCGTGAGCGTGGTCGACATAGCGGTGAGCGTGTAGTTCGGGTTTGTGGTCGATACGGCCGAAGACGTGGGCCGGACGAGTACGGTCCGCGACACGCCTACGTCCGGGAACAGGAGGACGTTGACCTTCGACGCGGCCTCGTCGGCGTAGAAGTCGACATCGATCGACGCCACCTTGAGACCCGCAGCGAACGAGCGCGTGCCGGCCGTGCCCATCGTGGTGTCGTCCACAGCCTCCGCGCCGTAGTTGACCGTCACTTGGAAGACGTGATCTGAGTGGTCTACCGAATTGATATCCACTACCGCGTCAGTCAGCACATGTGTTGCCATCTTCTTATCTCCTTAGAGGATACCAATTGCTACGATATACGTTACGCTCGTGAAGCCCGATATCGTGTGCGTCGTCCGCCAAAACGTGTCGGTCGTTGCCGTAGTCGACGTCTGGTAGCCGCCGCCCACAGCAGCGAGTTGCGAGAACGTGAGCTGCGTTGTCGGACTAGCGAACCCGGTCGTGTCCGACTCGACCACCACGTCTATCGTACCGGAACCCGTCACGCTCACTACGTGCAGTGTACCGGCCAACGTCTCGCCGGACGCCACCGCGACGTGGCTAACCTCGGACCCGGAGCCCGTAGCCGTTACGGCTGCGTTGTGGATTATCGGGCCGCGGAAGAGCGGGTCGCCTTGGTTCGCGCCCTGGAACGTGAATTTGTGCATCTCGCCGACTACGCCGTTATCGAACGGCGAGTAGCGGCTGACAAGCGCGCGGGTCAGGTAGGCGAACTCGCCTTGGGCGCCGCCGTCACGTGAGTACGTGCGGACCGTGTTCCCCGCGCCCAAGGCTGTAAACGCAGTCGAGTCTATGTCTGGTGTGCCGCCCGCCTCGAAATATCCGGCGTCAGAGAACCGATGGAACTTGAGGCCCGCAGCAAACGATCGCGTGCCGGCCGTGCCCATCGTGGTGTCGTCTATCGCCTCGACGCCATACTCGTTCTCGGTAGCGAACATAAACGGCGAGAACTCAGCGCCGTCGTACCATACCTTCGCATTGGTCAGGACACCCGTAGCCATTTATTTCGCCTCGTTCGCTTTCTTGCGTAGCCGCGCCGCTTCGGCCTTCGCGCCTTTGCCGCCACGTTGCTCTACGACCTCCGCTTTAGCCATTAGCCGTTGGGCCTCGCCGCGCACGGTACGGTCAAACCGGTTCTTGACGAGTTCCTTGGCGGCCTTCTTCGACACCCACCCGTCGCACGCGCGGCCCGTGTCGATTAACGGCTGCGCCGTCGCGTCGTTCCAATCGAAGTGGTCGCCCACTTCGCCCGTGTTTCTACCGAGACGCTCGGCTTCGCGCACGGTTTGCGTGTTCGCCACCTGGCCCAGTAAGGTGATCTTCATTATTCGCTACTCCATACGCGGAACTCTTGCAGCTCCCTAAAGTGTTCGCGGCCCGTGTCGAAGAACGTGCGCTGGTTCACGGCGAACGAGTCGGCCACGACGACGCTCGCGTGTGTGCCGCTCCAACGCTGCAGCGCAGCACGTATCTGCTCCGCTACGTCGCTGGCGCCCGCCGCGGTCAGGTCCTCTGCGTTGACCTCTACCATGTGCGCCACGTTGCCCGTGTCTGCGCCCATCGCCGATACACGCTCGGCCGATATGAGGCGATACCAAACGAACGGGACGATGGGGTCCTGTGGCGGTTTGCCAGGGTAGGACCGTGCTGACACGAGCGCAGTGAGACCAGCGAACGTGGTTAGCCGGTCGTAGATCGCGTCTTGTATAATCGCCATTAGATGATCCGGTCAATCTCACGGAATATTCCTTGCTCCGTCTGCCGTACAGCGCCGCGTGCGTGCCCGTCGAACGTAGCCCTAAGGAACGGCCGACCGTTGGATGCGTATTCGACGGCCGACGTATAGGGCGCCTCGGACACCGTGTCGCCCGTCACGCGGCCTGGACGCTCTTCCTCTACCTCCGTATCAAGTCCGCTACGTAGGCGGCCCGTATCGACCGGTGCGCGCGCCTTGGCGGCCCGTGTCACGTCCTCCCACGCCTCTTCTACCTCGCGCGGCAGTATGCGGCGGATCGCTGCGCGCGAGCGCCTGATGTCTGCTACCATCTCGGTGAGTTCGTGCGTATCTACGCGCACCCTCATGTGGTCCTCTCGATTGCCGTCATGTGCGTCTCACGCCTGCGCTCTTCTACGTCGATCACGGCAACGATGTCGAACGTGCGCGCACCCCACAGGATCCGCATCCGCGGGTCCGACGTCGTTTTGCCCGGGTCGCCCGCCTTCGGCATGTGGCGCGTCTCGAACCGGAAGCGTGTCTCCGAGTATTTCTGGCCCGCCTCGAACGGCTCGCGGCCGCTGAGTGGCACAACGCGACACCAACGCTTTACGTGCGTGACCCACGACGCCGTCACGTCGCCCTGTGCGCTACGTGCCGTGCCCGTATCCTTCTGGACGATCACAAGGGTCCGGAGACCGCCAGCCCTTACGGCCGCCATTCGGCCTGCTCGAGCCAGCGTAGGCGTTCCTGTGCCGGTAGTTCCTTCGAGCTCGTACCGACCAGCGTCGGTTCGCGGTCCTCGTATAGGCGCGCGATCTCGAGCTTCAGCCAATGCCGGATATTGCGCGGGACCGAGTTCCAGTCGGCGCCGTACCCGGCTACAAAACGCACCTCGATCGGACTCGTCTCACGCTGGTCGGTCATACCGGGCCACGACTGGTCTTGTCTGAGGACTATCTCGCCTGGTTCGGCGTTCGTATCCACGCGGTAGACGGTGGTCGCTATCGTGGTCGCCGCGTCGTCCTTGTCCACCCACTTGATCGATGTGACGCTGGAGAGCGGCGGCCACGGCAGCTTGATCACGGTCGGGAACGCGTCTAGGAACAGGTCCCACGTCGAGTTGACGAACCGTCGGCGGAATGTGCGCTCGCCTGACTCGATCGCGGTGCGCAGTAGCGTAGTGATATGCGCGTCCTCGTCGTCGCCTATGATCCGCAAGTGTTCCTTTGCCTCCGCGAACGTTACCGGGAGTTCTGCGGCGGCAGTGACTAGCGCCGTCTTATGCATTTTCCCACGCCGCGAAAGCCTTCGACTTGCCCTTCACCTTCCGGCCGTCGGGTAGCTGCCACCAACCGCCACCCGTATGGATCGGCTCGCCGCCCGACTTCGCCTCGGCCGCTACGCTCGACGTAGCGTACTCGATCGAGTCGTCGCCGCGGTACGGGACCGCCACGCCCTTGGCGCAGTACCGGGCCGCCGTATTCGCGTCGAGCTCGAGGACCGTGCCGGCCGCTATATCGACCGTTGGCCCAGCCATGTGCTGCGTTAATCGGACCTTCATCTGCTTTGCCACGATAGATCCCCTTTCGTCCCACAGGAGACCCGCCACCACCTGAACCAGGGCAGGGGGGCCCGAAGGCCCCCCCGAATCGAAACGCCCCAGAGGCGAGGAGGATCAGCTCGCCGGGTGTCGACCGTATACGATCGGGCCCGTTCCGCCCGCGTTGTCCACGAGTACGGAATCGTGGCGAGAGAACATATAGAACCCAATCTCGTTGAACTCGGCGAACCGCTCTTCGAGACGCAATACGACTACGTCAGTTACGTCGCGGATCTTGAACTGCGCGTGATCGCCAAAGAGCAGCGAATGCGCGTCAGCAGCGATCCCGCCCGCGAAATCTTCGTTGAGGACGTATGGGTAACCGAGGATCGTGTTCGGTGCATTGAACGCGAAACCAAGGTTCCAGATAGGCAAGGAGTTCCCGTCTAGGAGCTTCTTGATCGCAGCGAGGGTTGCGTCGAGCATCTGCCACTCCGCGCCGCTGCGGTGCGCCGGGTTGAGCGAATGCTCCAGGTCTACGAAATCGGTATAGACAAGCGCCGCTGCCGCTGCCGCCGTGTTGCCTAGCGTGGCTGCAGTATCGACGCCCTGCGGCTGCGAAGAGCCCGTGCCGGTCGTGAAGTGCTGATTCGTGATCCGGCCAATCCGTCGGCCGAGCATGCCGAGGATATACGAGACCGGGTTAACCGACGTATCGACCATGAACTCGCGCGATGCGCGGATCGGCTTAGACGAGTACCGGAAAGCGTCTAGCACCGCCTGGCCGATGGTCGGGTCTACTGACGTCGTGCCAGCAGTAGCAGCCTCCGCTACCAGCGCACCCACGTTACCCGTGTCGTCTGACGTCGGGATCGGGATCTGCCTACCCGTAGCCGTTCGGATCACTTCGGCGCGCGTGTTCCGCACTCCACCGATGAATAGAAGGGCCTCTTCGAGCGCACGCATCGGGTCGTCCGGTACGGTCTCGGCGCCCACGGTAGCCGTTCCAGCCTTGAGGCCGGCCCTGTGCTCAAACCCGCGGTACGCAAGCCACTCGGTATTGCTGCGGAGCATGTTGCCGTCCCACAACTTGAGCCGGATCGCGTTCGGGCCGAGTGGGACGTCGCTGCCGACCACCTTACGGACCTCGTCGCGTTCCTCGGCGGTCAGGTCTACGGTGCCGGGTCCGAGCGCCCGCACTTCGGACTCGTGCATACCTGCCCGGCCCTCCATGACCCACGCCGACAGCGCATCGCCGTACGTCGGACCGTCCTCGAGCTTCAGACGTTTCTCGTCCTGCGTGTGGTTGATCAGCTTCGAGTCCGTCTCATTCTGGCGGTCCTCGAGGGCGATCACTTTCGTTTCGCGGTCGATGGTCGCCGTGAGTTCCTTCTCGCGCGCTTCCGCATTATCCCAGGCGGCGGTTTGCTCGGCGCCCCACTCGTCTGCCGGCGTGCCGTCCTGGATCTCGCGCATGGACGCGACAACTGAGCCGCGCTCTTCCATGAGCTTCTGAATATCTGCCTTGGTCATCTGACCCATCCCTTTAGTTGCGGTTGGGCACCGCATGGGAACGGGTAGGAAAAGAAAACGTCCCGGCCCACACAGGCGCACTCGTTCTGTCGTGAACGGTGCGGCCGTGTCGGGCTGGGACGCTGGCCCAGCTAAACGGCGGACGCGGGAGTTGTCGGACGCTGGCCTAGACCCCCTTTACCTATCGTTCTAGAAAATACAGATCCCGCTCGCGCTTGGCAAATTCTCCGGCGTGATCATCGAACGTGGTGCGCTGGAACGTCTCGAGGGAGCGTAGCGCCACGGTAGTATCGGCGCCGTAAGCCGGGTCCGTGACAACGGAGACGTCAGGGAGCGCGTCGGCCTCCAACACCTCGCGTAGCGGTAGGTCGTCCTCGGACTCGGTCCACTTCTCTGTTTTGATCCGAAACGCGAACGAGTTGCCGACCAGGTTGCCCGCCTCGATGTCCGCTATCGTGTCGCGAACCACGGTAGTGTCGGCCGCCGGTGTCGCCTTGTACCGGATGCCCTCGGGCGAATCGGACACCTTGAGCGTGCCGTTGGACGTGCGCGCTAGGAGCGAATCGCGGTCGTGGTTACGTAGATATACCGTGTCGAGTTCGGGCAGCACGTCGTCGAACGCGCCCGGCCGGAACACCTCGCGGAACATCCCAGCAATCACGGCTACCTTGTCGTAAGGGACGGCGAG